TGGGAACCTCCAATTAGACACAAAAAAGTGCCTAAACGAACATTTGTTCTATTTAGACACTATATCTGTTGTTTTTTAGCCTAATCCATCAATTGCAGTATTTCCTGCTCCAATATTAGGATCTGCTTCAACATTTATAGACAAATCAGACCTTTCTTTTGCCGTTTTCCAGAAATAATTCTCTTCTGAACCCAATCCATCACGATCATGACCATTTTCAACTTGATAGTAAACTGTTGATACCTTAAAATCAGGATTCTTAGGTATTTCGGGTGTTATACTATTATCATAGATACGCATTCTATTATTTGGATACAATGCAAACTGCCCATTATCCAATTCAAGTAGATTATGTGACTTATGCTCTGCAGGTTGCTCACTAGTTGAGTAATCTATTGCATCTACGTCTTGGTGATAGTTATCTAATGTGCAAATATAGGTTCCTGTCTGCGTTCCAAAGTCTCTTGTATA